CAATTTAATCAAATCGGGGCCAAGGCCCCATAAAGGAGAACAAGATGACAAACGAAGAATTCAACAAAGCAGTAACCGCAGACATCAAGGCGATCCTTAAACGTGAAGAGAATCTCTTGGAGGACGCGGCCATGGAATATGGTAGGGCGGTGAGGGATTACGAGTCTGCGCGTCTCCAGACGCTTCCTGAGAGCTTCTACGCCCAGTTGCGGGAAAACATTGGGGACGTGTTGGACAACCTGAAAGATGCTGCCCTGCAACATTTTGATGACCGCTTTGATGGAGGTGCAGAATGAGACTCGAAACCATAATGGATGCGGTGGTGGCGATGAATGCCGCAAAGACCAGCCTGTACAGGTATGAGGCTGACTCATACGAAAACAGGGCCAACATTGCCGATGCGTTGGTTAAGGCCAGCATCCTGCTGAAAGCTGCCGTTGCTCATCTGAACGTGGAGGTGGAGAAATGAGCTTCGTTCTGGAGGACATGAAGCGATGGAAGGAATGCATCACAATGCACAAGGACAAGGCCATCCTAGAGAATCAAGACTCTATGCCAAAGCTTGCCGGTGCAATGCAGGGAATGGTAGAGTTGTTGGAACAGAAGATGGCCCTGTGGATCGAATACATGGAGCATGAAGGGGCAGACAAATGAAAGCGTCGTATTTATTTCAAGCAATAGATGCTATGAAACTTGCAAAGACTGCATTGGAAAAGTATGCTGTAGACCCTTATGCTGCTCGCTGTAAACTTGCGGATGCCTTAGAACTTGCCACCATCTGTCTGCAGGTGCACTCGGGTCTACATGATGTGGAAATACCCATTGAAGAAAAAGAACCACCTCTCAAGCCTTCTATTCCAGAATGAAAAAGTGTAACAAGTTGTAACAGTCAGCATTTAGTTGTACAAAGACGGAGATTCATATATAATTGCTTTTGTTGGACTCGACTACCTGCCCATTGAAAAGGAAATGCATCATGAAAAACCAACTTAAACCCGTTTGCCGCTGCAGAGCCTACGCTTTCCCCCATCGTAAATTCGGCGGTAAGTGCCCGCCGCGCCAATTGCATGAGTACGAAAACAAAAAGGAGAACATCGATGCATTCCTTGATGATCCAAGACATGGACAGGCTGCAGGGATTAATGGACGATTCTACTAGAGATTGCGACGACATGCCTGACTTTGGCACACAGTCGCTAGCACGAGTGCATTGCACTTGCTGCGGCGACGACCACCTTGTAAAGGATGTCGAATTCATGAATGTTGAAGAAGACTTATATGGCCGAGATGTTGTTGAGTTTAGATGCCCAGATCTTGGCACATCAACCAAAGCCTTGGTGCATCTTGAGTAAGATTTTCTGTTACACTCTGTTACACTTTAGTTTGACCTAAGTTTGATTTACGTGATATTATTCACCTGTAGCACAAACGTTCCTAGTTATCTCGTTACTTAATCTGATTGATCTTTGAAAAGGAATTCATCATGGCACACATGATCGCAACCACGGCATCCGGTAAAAACGCAATGGCATACGTAGGAGATACGCCTTGGCATGGCCTTGGCCAACGCCTTAGCGAGGATTCACCCATCGAGGTCTGGGCTGCAGAATCCGGTTTGGATTTTAAGCTTGCCACGGCTGACGTGCAATACAAAACTTCAGCCACTGATACGCTGAACGTGTTCGAAGGCAAGAAAGTTATGTACCGCCAAGACACCGGGGCATCCCTCGGTATCGTGTCCAACCGCTACAAGATTGTGCAGCCTATTGAAGTCCTTGAATTCTTTCGTGAAATGGTAGGCACCATAGCACACCTTGAAACTGCCGGTGTACTTCGTGGCGGCGCTCACTATTGGGCCTTGGCCCGTATGAATGGCGAGTTTTCACTGGGCTCGGACAAGGTCAACCAATACCTGCTCTTGGCATCCTCTGCGGATGGCTCATTGACCACGCAAGCAAGATTGACTGCCGTACGAGTTGTGTGTAATAACACCATGCAGATGGCGCAACAGGGCAAAGCCGATGTGGTAGTCAAGCATACCTCGGTCTTTGATCCTAAGGATGCTCAGCGTAAACTTGCAGATTGCAACGACACCTTCAAGGCTTTTGCAGAAACTGCGCAAGTACTTTCCAACATCAAAATCTCAAGCCAACAGGCACAGACTGTCTTCACCAAGTTGCTGGGCGGTGATGCAGATAAGCCTAGCCGAGCAGCAGTTAGGGCCTTGGCACTGTTTCAAGGTTGTGGCATCGGCGCCGAGTTGGAGTCCTCCAAAGAAACTGCATGGGGCGCGTTGAATGCGGTTACTCAGCTTCTTGATTGGGAAACGGCACGCACCACTGATTCACGCCTGTGCAATGCATGGTTTGGCGGCGGCGTAAGTCTTAAGCAACAAGCCGTAACAGAATTGTTGGCGATGGCCTAAATTAATGTAGGGGCTCAGGTTTTCCTGGGCTCCTATTGATGTATAATTCTTTTGTTGGCTCACTAGTTACTCGTTACATAATTGATTATTGAAAGGCATCTATGAACATCTTCTTTTTGCACAAAATCCCTACCATTGCTGCTGCCATGCATTGCGATAAGCATGTCGGTAAAATGCTGATTGAGTCTTGCCAAATGCTGGCCATGGCACATCACAGTCATGGCAACGGCCATATGGTTACCTATAAGCCTACGCATGCAAATCACCCTAGCACTATCTGGGCACGTGAAAGCAGGTTGCAATACAATTGGCTGCGTGAACTTGCATCCTCATTAGGCCGTGAATTCTTTCGTCGCTACGGCAAAGAACATAAGTGCGCCGCCATCGTATTGAATGAGCTGTATTACCCCCCTCCTGCAATGTTCAACATGCCATCCACTTGGCGTGAGCCCCCGTTGGCTATGCCGGACGCATTTAAGACCCCCAATCATCTTGAGGCGTACCGCGACTATTACGTTAGTAAGATCACTCGCATGCCTATGCTGTATTATCGCGGTGCGCGCAAACCCCCTACGTGGTTTGTAGATCGTATCGACAACGCCGCTATAAGAACAACCACATTCTCAAAGGAGTTGCAGCATGTATGACGCTGTCAAAGCATTTAGAGAAAAGATGGGGCTACCTATAAGTGTAAAGCCCACATTTCTTAGCCCTGCAGAGGTGTCTTACTTTGCAAGATTCATTATGGAAGAGTTATCAGAGTTTCTTCGTGCCAATGAGGAGGAAAGTCTTGTGGGTGCCGCCGACGCCTTGGTAGATTTAACGTACGTCACGTTGGGGCTATCACACGCCATGGGCTTGCCATTTAATGAGCTTTTTGCGATTGTGCATAAGGCCAATATGGCAAAGGAGCCCGCGAGTGAGCAATATAGATCCACACGCGGAAACCAGTACGACGTTATCAAGCCTCTTGGGTGGCAACCTCCTGAGCCTGCAATGCTTAAAGTATTACAGCAATCATCTAACATAGGACTTATTACATGAATCTCAATGATCTTATCAACGACTACGTCGCAATAAAAAACAAACGTGAAGAACTAGCAGGCGAAGTGACAATCTGTACTGAAAAGCTCGCGCGATTGGAAGGCGACATCATGTCGCAAATGTCGGATGCCGGAATTACAACCGTAGCGTCCGATAAAGCGTCCTGCAGTATGAAAGAGACAAAGCATCCTGCAATAAAAGATTGGACTACGTTTTATCACTACGTTGCAGAAACAAAGCAATTTGAGTTATTGCATAAAAGATTGGCATCGGCTGCTTTTAGAGAACGCTGGGACGCCGGTGAAGTCATCCCAGGCACTGAAATTTCAACTGTTTGGGAATTAAGCGTTCGTCGTAAGTAAGTACTCGTTAACTAATAGAGGGTTATCATGGCTAAAAAAACTGATGTGACTGTGTTTGAAGATCAACTGGCTGCGCTGGCTGCAGAAACCTTGGAAGCTGAGCAGTCTTCTCAACAAATCGCGTTCTTGTCAACGCAAGGCGGCACGCTTAAGTATCGAGGAAATCCTATTGCTGGAAACGCGCTTGACTGTGTCATACTTGCCGCTCCAGTTGAGCGGTTGTATTATTCGCAACGCTATGACCCTGCAAAGATCGTGCCGCCCGATTGCGCGGCGATCAGTATTCTTGCAACAGGCATGAAGCCTGTGGAAACAGCCCCTGCAAAACAGCATGCGACCTGCGAAGGTTGCCCTAAAAACGAGTGGGGCTCGTCCCCTACTGGAGGCAAGGGCAAAGCATGTCGAGAAACCCGTCGGCTTTTACTTATTCCTGCTGACGCGTTAACGAGTGCCGCTGCCGTAGAAACTGCTGAGGTCGCGGCATTGCGGCCACCCGTTACAAGTCTCAAAAATTATGCAACGTACGCGCAAACAATTGCAGCAACGTATCGCCGACCCCCCCTGTCTATGATTACGAAAGTTGCTGTTTTGCCTGACCCAAAAACGCAATTCAAAGTTGCTTTTAATATGGTAAAACCTATTGAAGACCAAAGCATCATACAAGCTTTAATCATTAGAGCTAAAAAAGAGGCAGAAACAGCTATTGCAAATAGTGCCATTGCGTTGGCATCACCCGAGCAGTCAGAAGAGCAACCTCAATCGACGCGATTCTAATGACGCAACCTGTCTTTCTTGACTTTGAAACAGAGGCCATTGGCCCTAGGCCCGCGTATCCGCCTAGGCCAGTGGGCCTTGCTATCTATGACCCACTAGGAGAGTACCCCGGTGGCTACTACGCCTTCGGCCATGCAGTAGGGAATAACTCTACCATGGAAGAAACAAGGGCCTTGATGGCCTCTATTTATGCATCAAAGAGGCCGGTTTGTTTTCACAACGCCATGTTTGATGTTGACGTTGCGAATACGCACTTTGGGTTGCCTATGCCTGAGTCTCAGTACTTGCACGATACACTCATTTTAGCCTTTCTATATGACCCACACGTTAAGTCACTGGCGTTAAAAGAACTGGCAGTTACGTGGTTACAGGCTACACCCGAAGAGCGTGATGAGCTTAAAGAATGGATTACTACCAACGTTCCAGAGGCAAAAAAGAAGAAGTCCACGTGGGGCGCGTATATTTGCAAAGCGCCTGTTGCGTTGGTAAGTAAATATGCGCAGGCTGATGTCACTTTAACGTGTCAACTTTACGAATTTTTACACCCGCATGTTCTACCCTTGCAAAAAGAGCCGTATTTTAGGGAGCTTGATCTCATTCCTTTATTGCTTGAAAACTCACGATTAGGTGTGCGTGTCGACCGTGACGGCCTACTAAAGGCAAAATTACAAGCAATAAAAGACTTGGCATTATGCGACGTTTGGGTTCGCGAGTTGTTAAATTCGCCTGAGTTAAACATTGATGGCGATAAACAGCTTGTTGACGCTATTTACCTTACTGACTTTTGGGACAAACAAAAAGCGTGGCCTTTGACAGACAAGGGGCAGCCTCGTGCAGATAAAGAAACATTGAATGAAATCCTTACGCACAAAGGCTTAAGCAACGTTTTACGCTATCGTGCCAATCTTTCAACATGTCTTTCCACGTTTATTGAACCTTGGCTTGTAGCGTCTGCAGCAACCGGCAGTATTTACACCAATTGGAACTCTGTTAGAGGTGAAAGGGGCGGCACACGAACAGGCCGTTTAAGCAGCACGCCTAATTTTCAGAATGCGCCTATTAGATACCCAAAGGTTGAGTTGCCGGATGACTTGCAGGTTGCGCCGCTGCCCTTCATTAGAAGCTTCATACTTCCTGATGCTGGGCATAAGCTCGTTGCGTGTGACTTTAATGCGCAAGAACTGCGCATCTTTGCCCATTTTGAAGGCGGCAATTTAATGCAGCAATATCAAAAAGATGCTCGTGCTGATTTGCATACATACGCTGCTGAGATGATGACAAAGGCGTCAGGCCGTGAAGTTACGCGGACATACAGTAAAGGCGTAAGCTTTGCAATTTTGTATGGCGCCGGCCCCAAAAAGATTAGTGAAATGCTAGAAATTAGCTATGAGCTTGCCAAGACGCTAATGGATGCATATACCACTGCTGTGGCGCCTGGGCTTAAGGCAATGCAAGACACCATGCGCACAAGATATAAGCTTAATCAACCTTTGCGAACAATCGGTAATCGTAGAGTCAAAATGGAAGCGCCTAAAATAATCAACGGTAGATTGCGAGAGTTTGACTATAAAGGCGTGAACCTGCTCATTCAAGGCTCTGCAGCAGATCAAGCAAAGGCAGCTATGCTTAAGTATCAACATACACGGCAAGGAAGCCGTCTTTTGCTGAGTGTGCATGATGAGCTTGTGATTAGCGTGCCTGAAGATTGCATTGAACGTGAGGCACAATGCTTGATGTCAGCAATGTGTAGCGCCATTGACATGGACGTGCCGATGGTTTCAGATTACAAAGTTGGAAATACTTATCAGGAGACAAAATGAGCTTTTCGCACTCATCAATTTCATTATACGAGCAATGCCCGTTTAAGTATAAGCTAACACGCATTGACAAATTACAAGATGTTAGTGGGGACGCTGCGGAGCGTGGTAAGCTTCTACATACTGAATTTGAACAAGCAATTCTTGCGCTGCCTTTGCTTGACGTATCTAGAGAATATTGGTATGACTATGTGATGGTCTTAAAGGGCAAAAAAGCTGTGCCTGAAATGCAATTTGCAATTACAGAAGACTGGGTTGCATGTGACTTTAATGACGCCAACGCGTGGATTAGAGGCATCTTTGACGCCGTGTACTTTGAGGATAATAAGGCGCATGTTCTGGATTGGAAATCGGGCAAAGAGAGAGAGTATGGTTCGCAGTTAAAGTTGTATGCTGCAATCCTGCTTGCGCTATACCCGAGCATTACGCATGTGACAAAGGAAATCTGCTATATCGACAAAAACAAAAGGGTATCTTATGGTGAAACTTCACGTGAAGAGCTTCCAACGCTAAAAGAATGGGTGCAATCAAGGGTAAGTAAAATCAACGCCGATAAAATCTATGCGCCCAATCCCTCTTGGTTATGTAAATGGTGTACTTTTCGCAAAGACAATGGCGGCCCCTGCCAATGGTAGTTTCTACTATACTTGAGCGGCATCTTGAACAATATTTTGCAACACGTTGCAAAAAGTTGAATCTATTAACACTAAAGTTGAATGTGAGGTACTCACGAGGGTGGCCAGATCGTATTGTTGCGCTACCGAATGGTAAAACCTTATGGGTTGAGCTTAAAAGACCCGGGGGTAAAACGACGCCATTGCAGGATAGGTTGCATAAAGAATTGTGTATGCGCGGACATTTGGTGCATATCATTGACTCTAAGAAAGGCATTGACGATGTTTTGGGAACCGCATGAGTATCAAAAAGAAGCCGTCAAGTTTCTGGTTTCTCGAGGCTCCGGTGCGCTATGGCTTGATCCGGGGTTAGGGAAAACAGCGATCGTGCTGTCTGTATTCAGAGCATTGCACACTGCGGGTCCTGCGCAAAAGATGCTTGTCATTGCGCCACTTCGACCAGTGTATGGCGTATGGCCCGCAGAAGTGAAAAAATGGGAGCAATTTTCACACTTCTCTGTTGGCATACTCCATGGGGGCAATAAGAATAAAGTGCTTGCGCAAAAGCATCATATTTACGTTATGAATTTTGAAGGTGTTAATTGGCTATCCAGTACTCTAAACGGCAAGCCTTGGCCTTTTGACTTACTTGTTGTTGATGAAATCTCATACTTAAAAAATACGCAAACGCAACGCTTTAAAATACTAAAGCCATTACTGAATAAGTTTACGCGCCGTTGGGGTCTAACAGGCTCACCGGCGCCCAATAGCTTAATGGATATCTTTGGCCCGCAGTACGTAATTGACCAAGGCGCAACGTTTGGGCCTTTCATTTCAAGATTTAGAGCCGAGTATTTCTATCCCACAGGCTTTGGCGGGTATGAGTGGAAAATTCAACCAGAAAGTGAGCAAAAGATTTACGCAAAATTGGAAGGCAAGGTTTTGCGCATGTCAGCACTCGATCATTTGGATTTGCCTGAACTAACCTACAACACCATAGCGGTTACGCTGCCTGCGGGGGCACGTAAAATCTATGACGCATTTGAAAAAGCTCTAACCATAGACATAGAGCAAGGCTCAATAACAGCTGCCAATGCCGCCGTTGCCGTTATGAAAGGCCAACAAATAGCTAATGGAGGCTCCTACCTTGATGGCGAAGTTAGAATCAACACGCATATTCATGACGCAAAAACTGATGCGGTGCTTGAACTTGTAGAAGAATTATCAGGCCAGCCTTGCATTATTGGGTATCATTTTCAGCATGACTTGGAAAGATTGAAAAAAGCTTTTCCTGCCGCGCCTGCCATTGGCTCAGGCGTTATTGGTACTAAGCTTGATGACATCATCAATGCTTGGAATGCCGGCGATATACCCGTGCTTTTGGCCCACCCCATGTCTGCAGGCCACGGTCTTAATTTGCAAGGCTCAGGGCATGCAGTTATCTGGTACTCACTGACGTGGTCTTTGGAAATTTATGAGCAATTCATTCGACGTATTTGGAGACAAGGGCAAAAGAATCACATAGTGGTACATCATGTTGTTGCGGTTGACACGGTTGATGAGGCCATCATGCTTGCAATTCAACGAAAAGATAAAACACAACAAAATTTATTGAATGCCGTAAAAGAATACGTAAAACGTGATACAGTTACAATTGCTTGATCATTGAAATGTAACTAATGAAAGACCCTTCCCTTTGTTTTTTCTTACATTATTGGAGCGCACATGTCTGAAGACAAGAAATACGCACGTGTAAACAAAGCAGCAGTTATCACAATCATTTGCGAAAGCAATCCCAAGAATAAGAACACAAAAGGCTTTGAAAGGTTTGCACTGTATGAATCAGGCATGACAGTTGCCGATTATCTTGCCAAAGGTGGTAAGGCAGGCGACATTCGGTATGATGCCAAAAAAGGCTACATTTCACTGGCGGAGTAAGCATGCATATCCTCATCACAGGCGTTACAGAGACGCATGTTAATGACCCAGATAGAGCGTCATCGACTAAATTTGTGTCAATACCTGAGCTTATGGCTAAAGGCTTACGCATATTAGGTCATACCGTTGAGCACCGCCTCGTAAACCTGGGTGAGGATCTCACGCAGTTTGACCGCGCCTTTGTGTATATGTACCCTTTGGATGGTAACGCCATCAATCCTAAGAATGCAATATACGCATTGGAGCAAAGGCCAGACGCCACCATTTGCCTAGATGACTGGTCATTCCAAAGGATACTACCTTCTTGGGAAGATAGTATCCCTCGGGCCTCTTTGGTGCAACGTAAGTGGCTTGCGCCTTTGTTTCCCTGGGGGGATATTAAGAAAATGGGACTGCCTGTAATACGCATTGCGGCATGGGACCCTTCGCCGCTATATGAATTGGAATTGCCGGATTTTTACAGGACAAGTTGGAAACAACGCAAGTCGGAGTGGTATAACGCAAGCCTTTCAAAAGAGGCGCACCTGTGGGCGCAAGATCAAAATCTTAAGTGGCCTATACACGCCGTAGGGGGTAAGTCGTTAGGGCAAGCACGCATGCTTGAAGCAGACATTGTTTGGGAGTATGGCGGCTATAAAGGCGTGATGTGCCCAACGTATGCGCATGCTGGTTGTGGATGGTGGCGAGTGAGGTATCTACATGCAAGAATTACAGGTTGCATTCTAGGAGGTAGTGTTGATGAATTAGGCATGATAGGTAGCGCGTATAGTCACACCATGCAAGAGATTGAAGGCATGTCTGACATTATGCAAGAAACCCTAGCGTATCAACAAGCTAAACAATTAAAGATTGCGACTTTACAAAACACGATAATGGTACTTAAAGGTGCATTGAATGATAGTGATTCTTGAAGGGCCGGATGGCGCGGGGAAGTCTACTCTAGCAGAGCAGCTCCGCAAAGAGTTAGAACAGGATAGGATGACTCATGTCATTAAGCACGGGCCTTACAATGGCGTTGTTGCCGCAGATCTTTGTCGTATTTTTTTTAGAGCAATGTCAAGCGCGCTAACGTACGATGACCACGTAATCATGGATAGATCATGGATCTCTGAGCCCATATACGCCGATGCGTATAGAAATGGGAACAGTAGAGTCGATCTCCCTAGGCGTAGAATGCTGGAAAGAGTAGCATTATCGCGTGGCGCAGTTGTTGTGCAATGTCAACCGGCTTTTGAACTCTGTGAGAAAACATTTACATCTCGCAAAGCAATTGAATATCTTGACACTACTGCGCAACTACAACAAGTCTATGACATGTATATGTCAATTGGGCAAAATTCAGCGCTGCCTATACTGCACTATGACTACGCGCATGATACTGTTGATGACTTGCTGGATGACATCTTTGCGCAATCAATAGAAAATCTTGCTGCAGGCGGGGGTTGCTTTAAAGAGGGCAACACTCTATTGTTATGTGATAAAGGCCCTAGAACAAATATGCGAGCGTCAGCCGTTGTTGTGCCATTTATCAACTTTCTGGACAACGATGGCCCAAGCAGAATGCTGTGCGCTGCGTTAGAACAAGACGAGTTGTATGAAAAAGAGCTATACTGGATTAACACGCAGACGCATCAAGGCACCGGCGCAAACCCAGACTTTATTGCAAAGCTAAAGCCTAAAAGAATCTTTGCGCTAGGCAATAACGCTTTCGCATGGGCATTAAATAACAATGTGACTGCAATAAAATTACCTCCGCCTTTGCATCATCTACAAAATTATCCTGAGCAACCTTACACAATTTTAGGGGGTATTGATGGAAATCGCCACAATCGGTAACGAGGCTGACCTTTTGCAGATTTATAAATGCCTAGAAGCGCAAGGCAAATGGTGTAGCCCGCGGGGCGAAAGTACTTTGGAAATTGAGAATTTTACGTATAGTGTTGCGCCGTCCGTACGCTTTAACAATTTTGTAGGCCGCAAGCTTAATGTTGCATACATTAAACGAGAAATGGCATGGTACGTTCATGCAAATCCACGTGATTTGTCGATTGCAGAGTATGCTGCGCAATGGGGCAAAATTATTCTTAATGGCAAGCTCAATAGCAATTATGGCGCGTATTGGTTTTCACAGCAAGGCGTAGCTCGAGTTGTCGAAATACTAAAAAATGATAGCATGAGTCGCCGTGCAGTTATTCCAATGTACGGCGTAGAAGCTGATCATCTGGATGCTGCCGCAAAAGATGTGCCTTGCACGCTATCAATTGAGTTTAGATTGCGTGAGAATAAATTAAATGTAAAAGTCAATATGCGATCACAAGACATTTTATGGGGCATGGGCAACGATCTTCCAACGTTTAGCTTTTTACAAGAAATTACGGCGAGGCTTTTACATGCGCAAATTGGCAGTTTAACAATCTCTGTTGGCTCATTTCACGTGTACAAGGCAAGATACACGATGTTTAAAGATATTTTGGCGTACGGCAAGCATCTGCCCATTCTGCATTGCCCACCGGCAATTACGCATCTCGAAGCACAGGCGCTTATTAATAACACAATTGACACACAGTATGCCTTTTCTAACTGGTTGTTGGAGTTGTAACAGAATGTAACAGTTGCGCTTTGTTTGTACAATCTCGGAGATGCGTGTATAATTGACTTTGTTGGACCTGACTAATTGATCATTGAAAGGAATGTACTATGTCTCAAGATGTATACCCACCAGATTTCATTAGAATGGTAGTTACCTTTATGCATAGGTATTTGGGGGCCTCTGAGCACCCTCTTTGGGTACACAAATCATGAAAAAGCCACACTTTACGGATGAGGCGAAATACCCGGTTCCGTACTCCCCGGCGGCGGCAACGGACATAACAAAAACGTTCGCAAGGGAGCGCAAGCGGCTGGCTGAGCAGGCTGAGCAGGAAAAGAGCGCAGCTATCGAGGCGCAGACAAAGGTGCGGAGGATGAAATGATTACCACAACCCTGAACAAAATCCGTGAGCACGAGCCGTGTATTAAAGGTTGGAAGAAACTGCTCGCCCATCTTGGCAAGACAGAGGCCGATGATGAACCGCTGCCGTTCGCAATCATCCTTGAGTCTAATGGACTGGACGACGCGCTGTGGTGCTGTCGTGCTGCACCTGAATACGATAAGGAATGGAGGTTGTTTGCTGTGTGCTGTGCGAGGCAGGTGCAGCATCTTATGAAGGACAGCAGAAGCCTGAACGCGCTTGATGTAGCGGAGAGATTTGCAAATGGACTCGCCACGGAAGATGAATTAAAAGCTGCGTGGGATGCTGCGGGGGATGCTGCGTGGGATGCTGCGGGGGATGCTGCGAGGGCTGCTGCGGGGGATGCTGCGTGGGCTGCTGCGAGGGCTGCTGCGGGGTATGCTGCGAGGGCTGCTGCGGAGGCTGCTGCGGGGGCTGCTGCTAAAGAAAAGCAGAGTCGGGAATTTTTACGAATTGTAGAAGGGAAATGAAATGATGTTAAAAGAAGCTTGGACTTTTGGGATAGGCGCATTGATAGT